CTATCGAGCACGTCGCCACCCTCGGGCAACTCCCGTCCGGGCTGCTCAAGGGGAATCTGGTCAACGTGTCGGCCGAGGCGCTGGCCTCGCTGTACGACGTCACGAAGCGACAGGCCGACGTCTACCAACTTCTCTTTGGCGAGGCGTGGGAACAGGTCTTCAGTCTCGCCGCCGTCGCCGCTGGCGACCAGCCGGACGACGACGCGCAAGTTCGCTGGCGCGACACCGAAGCCCGCTCGTTCGCCGCGACCGTCGCCGCCCTCGGCCAGATGGTTCAACTCCTCGACGTCCCGCCAGAGGCCGCTTGGGAACTCATCCCGGGCGTGACCGACCAGGACATCGAACGGTGGCGCAACATGGCCAAGACCGGCGACGGGCTCGCCGCCCTGACGGCCGCGCTGACCCGCCAGACCACGCCCAACGCCCCGGCGACGCCCGCCGAGGCGGTCCAACAGGCGCAGGGCGCTGCGCCCAACGTTGCGCCCAAGTCGCCGCCGGTCAAGTGACTCCCGCGACCGACGCCGCCGCGTTTCAGCTCACCGACGCCCACCGAGTCGCGCAAGCGAACATCGCCCTCGATTCGGTGGGCAAGCTCACGGCCGCGTGGAAAACCCTCATGACCCCGTCGAACCTCGACAACTTCGCCGCCTACATGCAAGCGATGACCGAGGTCATCAAGTCCGGACGTGCCACCTCGGCGCAGGTCGCCGCTGCCTACTACGACACGATGCGCGCGCTCTACGGAGTCGAGGGCGTCTATGACCCCCTCGTCCTCGACGACGCCCCGGACGTCCAGATTCAAACGTCCCTGCTCGTCACCGGCCCAGTTCGGGTCAAGACGCTGCTGGGAAACGGCGACTCGCTGAATACCGCGATGACTAAGGCGCTGCTGGCCAGCGCTGGCGCGACAACGCGACTCATCGCCGACGCGGGCCGAAGCACGGTCCGCAAGAACGTCCTCAACGACGACCAGGCCGAGGCGTGGCGCCGCGTGACCGATGGGCACCCGTGCGAGTTCTGCGCGATGCTCGCCGGCCGAGGCGCCGTCTATAAGTCCGCCGACACGGCGGGCGAAGGCGACCCCTATCACGACCACTGTCTTTGCACGGTCGAGCCCCAATTCGTCGGGCGGGCTATCCGCTCCGGCCACACGAACGGCAGTCGGCACGGCCGCTGACCGTACTCACCCCCCGCGTGATGGCAGGTCCAGCGCGCGACCACGTCCAGGAGACGAACCATGCCCGAATCCGTCCAGCCCGCCGACAGCGCCACGCCGGCCCCGGCCCCGACCGAGACCGCCTCGACCGAGGCCGCCTCGACCGAGGCGCCGCCGTGGGGCGACAACTTCGACCCCTCCCGCGCCTGGTCCCTGATCCAGGGGCTCCGCGGCGACAAGGAGAAGCTGACCGGCAAGGTCTCAGCGTTCGAGAAGGCCGCTCAGGAGCGCGCCGACGCCGAGAAGACCGAACTTCAGCGCGTCATGGAGCGCGCGGAGCGGGCGGAAAAGGCGATGGCGGACCGCGAGGCCGCCGACAAGCGCGCCGCCGTGCTGAACAAGCACGGTCTGGGCGCAGATGACGCCGCATTCCTCGCGGGTGTCTCCGACGACGACCTCGACGCGCGCGCGCAGCAGCTCGCCGCCCGTCTCGGCGTCGCCAAGTCCGCTCAGGACGCCGCCGAGGCCATCCCCGGCAAGCCCACCCCTCGCCTCACCGCCGGCCACGAGTCCGCCGACGCGCCCGAGGCATTCGACCCGCTGGCGCTGGCCGACAAGGTCCACCGGCGCCTCATCTAACGAAGGGACGTCGCCATCATGGCGAACACTTTCAAGACCATTCTGGCCGACAACCTGTCGGCCACCGCTTCCGCGCTGGTCAGCAAGGACATGTCCCTTGCGGGCGTCGTCAATCGGTCGTGGTCGGCCGACTTCTCCGGGAAGCGCGGCGCGACCGTGAACGTCCGCATCCCGGCCGCGCTGACCGCGTCCAGCCGCGCCCTCGACGCGTCCACCGCCCTGACCGTCTCGACCCTGTCCGAGACCACTCAGCCCGTCTCGCTGGCGACGAACATCTACTCGGCCGTGGCGCTGTCCGACGAGGACATGACCCTTCGGATCGAGGACGGCGTCGCACAGGTGCTCGTCCCGCAGACCCTCGCCGTCGCCGAGGCGGTCGAGAACCTGGTCGTGACCACGCTCCAGGGCGTCACCGAGACGGCCGCGCTCGACAGCATCTACACCATGGGCACCGTGGGCACCCTCATGCCCCTGTTCCTGCTCGCCCGCAAGACCCTGCGCGACATGGCCGCCCCGGCTACCGGTCTCTACGCGGCCGTGGGCACAGGCGTCTACGCCGACGTGCTGGCGCAGGTCAGCGCTGTGGGTGCCGAGGGCGGGGCGGACCCGTTCGCGAACACTGGCGCGGCCCGGATCGCCGGGTTCAACGTGATCGAGTCCAACCGGCTCCAGCCGACCGAGGCGATCTTCTTCCACCGCGACGCCGTGACCCTGGCGCTGCGCGCCCCGGTCGTGCCGCAGGGTGTGCCCTACGGCGCGTCGATCCAGGCGCCCGGCGGCGTCCCGGTCCGGCTGATCCGCGACTACGACGCGTCGGCCCTGGGTGACCGCCAGATCCTCAACGTCTACGCGGGCGCCGCGCTGATGAAGGCTCAGGTCTCCTCGACCGGCACCCCGGTGACCTTCGTCCTGCGCGTGAACGACGGCGCGGGCTCCTGATCCGCTGCGCCCAACGTTGGGCGCGTCTAGGGGGCCGCTGTCTGCTGATAGCGGCTCCCTTCCCTGACCCGTCACCGAAGGAAGGAACCCCACTGATGGCCGCCAACACCGGCACTCAGGCCGAGGTCGTGCGTGCGCTGCACCTGCTGATCATGGCGTTCAACTCCGGCGGTCCGGCGAGCATCGCCGCCGCCCGCGCGAACCTGACCGCCGCCCTCGCCGCCTACGACGCGTAACCCGGAGGTCCGCGATGTCTGCTCTCCCCGCGCTGGCCACCGTCGCGCAGCTTGAGACGCGCCTCGGCCTGGCGACCGGCACCCTCGCGGACCTCGATCTTGCGCGCGCGACGGCCGCGCTTGAGGATGCCTCGGACCTCGTTCGCGTCGAGTCGCACGTCGAATGGACCGTCGCGCCCGGCACGCCCGCGGCCCCGCCCGCCGTGGTCGTGGTCGTGCTGCAAGTCGCCAAGCGTGCATACAACAACCCGAACAACTACGCGAGCGAGACCGTCTCGGCGGACGGCGCGAGCTACAGCTACAGCAACAATCAGCAAGCGCTGTCGATCGACCTGACTGACGCCGAGTTGCGCACGCTCCGCGCCGCCGCCGAGATGGCTACCTACGTTCCCGGCGCGAACAAGTGGCGCGGCACCGGCTCGATCCTGACGTCGAAGCCCGACGTTCGCGGCCTGCCGGCCGGCAACTGGCAGCACTGGACGTGGCGCGGATGAAATTCCCCGACAGCGTCACGATTCTGCGCGCCACGGCTGCTGACGAGTACGGCAACCCCGACGCCGCCGGCTGGACCGCCATCGGGCCGGCCGTGCCCGGCGCCCTCATGGGTCTGTCGGCTGCGTTCCTCCCGCCGACCGCCGACGTCCGCGCCCGCGACCGGCTCGCCCTCCGCGGCGCGCTGTACGCGGTCAAGAACGCCCCCGTCCCGCTCGGACCGCCCGGCCGCCGTGTCATGTGGGTCGTCTCCCTCGAACGCCTCCCGGACGGCGTCTGATGGCCGAGGCGAGCGTCAAGCTTGATCACAAGGGCATTGCGGAACTGCTCAAGTCGGCCCGCGTCGTCGCCCTCATGAACGACATGGCCCATCAGGTCGCCGAGGCCGCAAGCGAGGCCATCAGCGACCGTAGCCCGGTCCCCGTCCACGAGTACACGACCGACCGAGGCGCCGCGAGCGTGTCGGTTATCGCGCCCTACCAGGCCACGCACGGCGCCCTGACGAAGGCCGCCGCCGGTCTCGGGCTGGAAGTGAGGCCCCGGAAGTCATGAGCGAGACGATTTTCGGCACGGCGAACCCCCTCGTCCCGTACGCCGAGGACGGTATCGGCCTGACCGTGGGCACGAAGTTCACGCCCTCGGCCGATGGCAAGGTGACCGCCGTCCGCCTGTTCACGTCGAGCCCGGCGCCGCTGGACCCGATCGACTGGAAGCTTCTCAGCGCGGACGGCTCGACCGTCCTCGCCTCGGGCACGTGGCCAGTCGGCCAGCCCGGCGGTACGTGGATCGAAGCGACGTTGTCCACCCCGGTCCCCGTGGTCGCGAACACGGTCTACGTCGTCGCGGCTGGTGTGCTCAAGCGGTACGTGGCCTCGGTCGACTACTTCGACGTTCCGACAGGGTCCACGCACCTGACGGCCCCGCAGGGCGCCGGGCGCTTCGCGAACACCTCCGGGTTCGCCTTCCCGACGACGCTCTATGCGAACTCGGGCTACTTCGTTGACGTGGCGTACGCGCCCGACAGCAACATCACACCTCCGCCCCCGCCCCCGCTCGGCCCTATCTGGGCGTTCGGCGACCCCGTGACAGGTGCGCTCAACGTTCTGCGCGCCGCTACGGCCCCGAACGGCGCCGCCCCTACGTGGGGGACCCTCGACCCGAATACGGCCGCCACGGGCGCCCCTGGCCTGCCCTATGGGCTCGTCGCGTCCGATGGCGAGATCTCGCACACGGCCGCCGACTCGACCGCCACGGTTCGCCTGACGGTCTGGGCCACGACTCCGGCCGCTGCCCGCTCGCTCGCCGGTTGGGCGCGTGCTGTGCTGCTCGCCTCGCGCGGAGACGGCGTCAACGTCCGGCACTTCGGCCGAGGCGCCGGGCTGCTCCTCACCACTGACCCGAGCAGCAAGTTCCCCGTTTGCACCTTCACCGTAGCGGCTCGTCTGCTACCTGTTTCGATCTAGGAGACACCATGAGTGGTGACCCGACGAACGTCAACCTGTGGCAGAACGCCGACGTCTACATCGCTCCCAGCGGGACAGTCGGGCCGACCGACGTTTCGACCGCATGGGGCGCGTCGTGGGACGCGGTCGGCCTGCTCGACGGCGACAAGGGTTTCACCGAAGCCCGCAGCGACACGCAGAACGAGCTGTTCGCGTGGGGCGGTCTGCTCGTCAAGCGGACGAAGTCCAAGCACAAGCGGACCATCAAGTTCATCGCCCTCGAAGACAACGACATCGTGTTCAACCTGGTCAACCCGGGTTCGACGCGGACGACCGCCTCGGGCATCACCACGGCGGGCGTCAAGGTTCCGACGAACGCTGAGTTCGCGATCGGCTTCGAGACGCGCGACGGGAACAAGGTCCGGCGCCGGTCTGTCCTGCGCGCCACCGTCGAGGCCATCGGCGACGTGGTCGACAGCGAGGGCTCGCTCGCGGCCTACGAGGTGACCGTCGTCCTGTACCCGGCCTCGGACGGGACCCTCTACACCGACGTGTCCGGAACCGTCACCGGTCCGTAAAGCTGCGCCCAACGTTGGGCGCTTTCAGAGCCCGAGCGCGACCGTGGGAAGCGCGCTCGGGCTCTCCCTTCCCACACCTTCCCGCCAGCGTCCACGGAGGACTCCACCCATGGCTACCGCCGCCCGCAAGCCCGCCGCCGCCACTGCCAAGACCGAGGCCAACGACGCCGAGGTCGCCTTCGCTTTCGAGGGCAAGAGCTACGTGGTCCCGACCGCGTCCGAGTGGGACCTCCCGGTTCTGGAGGCGTACGAGGAAGGTCGCGTGATCGCCTTCACGCGCGAACTGCTCGGCCCCGACCAGTGGGCCGCGTTCAAGTCGAAGCCCCGGAAGGTCGCCGACATCACGGCCCTGTTCGAGGCCATCGAGTCCGCCACGGTCGGCCCGGGAAACTGACGCGGCTCGTCGTTGCCATACGAGATCACTCCGACGCCGTAGAGGCCGACTTTCAACGCTTCTACGGCGTCGACTTGGGTGATCTCTGGCGCGGCGAGCTGTCGCCCCGTCGAGCGGCCGTTCTGCTCGCTCACCTCCCCGTAGGCAGTGCCACGTGGGCCGCTCAGGCTGACGTCCCCTACGGCTGGTCGCTCACTGATCTTTTGCTCGCGGATGTCTTCCACGCGATTACCGGCGAGCCTCACCCGCTGCACCCGAGCAGCGGCACAGGGGCGAAGGCCGCCAAGACCGCCGATGCCCTCGAACGGCTCAAGGCGCAGCGCGAGCGCCTAGCGGCGAGGAATGCCGCCGAATCCGCCTAGGAGGAACGCGCTGTGTCCAATGTCGGATACGCAACCATCAGCATCATCCCGGACCTCAAGGGGTTCAAGGAAAAGCTGACCACTGAGACCGAGGGCGCCTCGATATCCGCCGGCAAGTCCGGCGGTTCTGGCCTCGGAACCGCGATGCTCGGCACCCTCGGCGGTCTCGGTATCGGCCTCGCGGTCACAAAGGCACTCGATATCGGCGCGGCCGTTTTCGAGTTCGACAGCAACATTCAGCAGTCGACAACCGCTCTCACCTCGCTACTGCACAGCGGCCCGGCCGCGAATGCCCTGATCGATCAGCTCCAGAAGCTCGCGCAGACGTCGAGCGAACTGGATACCGGCTCGGCCGTAAAGCTCGGTCAAATCCTCGTCGGCATGGGCGACCCCGTGAAGAACGTCACGGCGGATATGCAAGCCCTCGGCGACGCGACAGCGGGCGTCGGCGGTACCCCGGAAACCCTCGACGCGCTCGCGCGCGCGTGGGGCCAGATGGCCGCGAAGGGCAAGATCCAGAGCGACGAAATCCTTCAGATGACCGAGCAGGGCGTTCCCGCGCTGCAACTGCTCGCGAAGGCGTACGGCGTGCCTACCGGCGAGATGCAGAACATGATCTCGAAGGGTCAGGTTCTCTCGACCGACGCGCTGCCCAAGCTGCGCGACCAGATAGAGAAGTCCTTCGGCGGCGCCGATGCGGCGGCCGGCGCGAACAGCATTGGCGGGGCGTTCGACCGCATCAAGGAAGCGGCCATCAGCCTTGCCGGCTCGGCCGCGATGCCGCTGATCAAGGCACTGACGCCGATCATCGCCAACCTCGCCGACGCCCTCGGCTCGCCGAAGGTGCAGGCGTTCGTCAACGCAATCGGCCCCAAGCTTCAGAGCCTCTTCTCGGGATTCGGCGGCGCGGGTGGCGAGATCTCGAAGCTCGGTCCCTCGTTCTCCCTGATCGTTACGGCGGCCGAGGGACTTTGGACCACGCTTCAGCCCATCGTTGAGCAGATCTTCGACAAGCTGCGCAAGGACATTCTTCCGAACCTCATCCCGTTGCTTCAGAAGGCGTTCAAGGCCATCGCCGACGCCCTGTCGACGCTCGGCGTCGTCGTCGGGAAGCTCTGGCAGATTTTTGGCCCGTCGATCCTCGCCACGATTGATGTTGTCTTCAAGACGATCGTGAAGCTGATCAGCGACGCGTTCGACATCATCGAAGGCATCTTCGAGGTGATCCGGGGGCTCTTTACCGGCGACTGGTCGCTTCTCTGGAAGGGCGTCAAGGACGTTTTCTCTGGCGCCTGGCATTTCATGACCGATTGGCTGACCGGCGAACTCAAGATCTGGGGTCAGGCGTTCTCGGCCGCGTGGTCGTTCATCAAGGAACTGTTCTCGGGTCTCGTCGACTGGTTCAAGGTCGAGGTCTGGGGCAAGATCGTTGAGGCCGCAAAGTTCTACATCGCCCTCACGGTTGCCCCGTTCGTCCTCGCGTGGAAGGGCATTCAGGCCGCGTGGAACGGCGCCGTCGCGTTCTTCTCTGCCATATGGGACGGGCTCGTCTCGGGCGTGAAGTCAACCGTCGATGCCGTCGTCGGGTTCTTCACTTCCCTGCCCGGCTGGATTCTTGGCGCGCTTCAGGCGCTTCCGGGCCTGGCGCTTCAGGGGCTCAAGGACTTCGCCTATGCGGTCGGGTTCGGTATCGGCCTGGTCGTCAAGGAAGTGATGGCCTTTCCCGGGCAGGTCGTCGACATCTTCACGTCGCTGTGGCATGACGTCGTCAATCTCGCTACCTCGCTGTGGAACGACGTCGTCAACGGCTGGAACGTGATGGTCTCGGCCGTCGTCGGCGAGGTCAAGGCGCTGCCCGGCCAGATCGCCGGATTCTTCACCGACATGTGGAACGCGGTCACCGGTCTGGCCTCGCGGCTATGGCACGACGTGACCGGGTTCTTTAGCCGCATGGTGTCTGACGCCGTGGGCTTCGTTACGTCCCTGCCCGGCAAGATCGGCGCCCTGTTCTCCCAGCTCTGGGACGACGCCAAGACGACGTTCATGACCGGTGTCAATGCCACGGTCGGGTTCGTCGCGTCCCTCCCCGGTAAGGCCATGGACGCCCTCAAGAGTCTCGGCGACGACATCAAGTCGGTCTGCTCTGACGCCGTTCACTGGCTTGAGCAGGCGGGCGAAGACGTCATCAACGGCCTGATCAACGGCATCAAGGGTGCTTGGCACAAGGTCACCGACCTCGCCGGGGAACTCGGACACGCCGTGTCGAGCGGGTTCGAGCACGCCCTCGGGATCAAGTCGCCCTCGCGCGTGTTCATGAGCCACGGCGCAAACACGGTCGCGGGCTTCGTCATCGGCGTGACCGGCGCACAGCATGACGCGATCAACGCCGTTCGCGGCATGGCGAACGGGGTCGTCGGCGCGTTCAACGGCACCGGCCCTGTCGGCGTCGGCGCTGCGCTGGCGAACGCTGTCGGCGGCGGCCGGACCCTCAACTACTACGCGAGCGGTAGCGGGCTGTCGTCGGAAGACGAACTGTTCGCCGCCGCCGGTCGAGCAAGGATGGTGTGGTAACCGATGCCCAAGCTTCGGCTGGAATCGTCTACGGACGCCTTCGACCTCGACGGCGTGTTCGGCACGGGCTACGGCGTCGTGGCGCTTGACGGCGTCAACGGCGTCGGCCTCCCGTCGATCGGTACGCAGTGGGTCGAGGGCGCCGGCAACGGCGCCGTGTGGCGCGGTAAGCGCGTCCTCGCTCGCGACGTTGACCTTCCGCTTGCCATTGTGGCGCCGGACCGCGCGACGCTGCGCGCGACGACGACCCGCCTCGCGCGGATGCTTGACGGTCCGATGACGCTCCGGTTCGTCGAGGACGACGGCTCATCGTGGACGCTCGACGTCCGCCACAACGGCGGCGGTCAGATGGTCCTCGGGACGGACACTGACCGCGCCGTGACGGAAGCGTCAACGGTCGTCAGCCTTCGTGCGGGCGATCCGTTCTGGACGTCCTCGGCCGTTCAGCGCGTCACGGTCAGCGCCATCACGGGCCGAGGACTGCTGAGCTACGACTCTGACGGCTCCGGCCCGTCGCCACGCGGCGGCTCGTCGCTGTCGTTCCTTCGTGTCTCGGCGTCACAGACCCTCGGCGATTTCACGATGCCGAACGACGGCGACGCGCCCGCGTTCCCCACGTGGACGATCGTCGGACCAGGGTCGAACCTCGTCGTCACGAGTTCCACGGGCGAGTCGTTCGCGTGGAACGGCACGCTCACGGCACTCGACACGCTCACGATCGACACCCGTAACGCGACCGTGACGGACCAGACGGGCGCGTCACGGTATGCGTCACTCGGTCCAGCGCCCCGCTTGTGGAAAGTACAGCCGGGCGTGACGACCGCTCACGTCGCCCTGACGGGCTCAACCTCGGCCACGGTCATTACGGTCGAGTGGCAACCTAGGAGATGGACGGTCGTCTGATGTTCGAGTTCACCGTCGAGGTTCGCGACAAGACGCTCGCGCGCGTCGGTCAGATCCTCCCCGAAGACCTGAACCTGAACGCGAACGACGTGTTCAACAACGTCGGCAACTGGACGCTGACCCTCGCCAACGCGCACCCGATGGTGCCCGTGCTCCGCACGCCGGGCGCGGGCATCATCGTCACGCGCGTCGACACGGGCGCAGTCCTGTTCTCCGGCCCGGTCGTCAGCCCGTCCGTTGAGGTGTCCGCGGCGGCCCCTGACGGGACCGTCACGCTCTCCGGGGTCATGGACTCGGTCATTCTCGCCGACCGGCTGAGCTATCCCGACCCGACGAACTCGGACGCGACCACGCAGGCCGCCGCGAACGACGTCCGCACCGGGCCGGCCGAAGACCTGATGTACGCCTACGTTGACCAGAACATCGGCCCGTCCGCCGTCGCGCCCAACCTGCTGACCGGCACGCAATCGACGTTCGACGGGACCGGCGGCGGGTGGGTCAACTCGGTCAACGGCCCCGTCTCGGCGAACACCACCGTGTTCCACACCGGCACCGGCTGTCTCCAAACCACCGCATCGGCGGCGGGAACAATCGACGTCGCTTCCTGCTCGGCCGCATCCATCACGACCAACGGCAAGGCCGTGGCGCCGGGCGACACGATTTCCGCCTCGGCGTGGGTCATGGCCGCCACCGCTGGCCGAAGCGTCGGAATCGCCGCGCAGTTCTACGACGCGTCCGGGGTAAACGTCGGGACGTACTTCGGTACGCGCATCGCCGACGTGACGACCGGCTGGACGCAGATCACTACTACCGTGACCGCGCCGGCCGCCGCCGCATACGTCCGTGTCCTCGTCGAGATCACCTCGGCCGGGGCCGCTGGTGAAGTCCACTACGTTGACGACGTCATCCTTCGGCGCGGCTACGGCCGCCGGGACGTGCGCCTGTCGTTGGGCACGAACGGGCACCGTGGCGCGACGCTCACGAAGTCGCCGCGCTTTCAGGCGCTCGGCCCGTTGCTGGCCGAGGTCGCCTCGGTCGCCGACTACCCGACCGGCACCGGCCGTCAACTCGGCTTCCGAGTCGTCCAAGTCGGCTCGGCGCTTCAGTTCCAGACCTACACCACCGCCGACCAGTCGGCCGCCGTCCGGTTCGACGTCGACAACGGAAACCTTGCGTCGAGCAAGGTCGCCACGGCCGCGCCCACCGTCACGCGGACAATCGTCGGCGGTCAGGGCGACGGCACCGACCGACTCATGGAAGAGGTCACCAGCGCGGGCAGCCTCACCGCAGAGACCGCCTGGGGCCGCCGGATCGAAACGTTCATCGACCAGCGACAGACGAACGACCCCGCGCAGTTGACGGCCGCCGGAAACTCCGCGCTGGCGCAGGGCGGACTGTCTCAGTTCGCGATGCAGCTCACGCCCTCCGATGACACCGCGTGGGTCTACGGCGTCGACTACGCCCTCGGCGACGTCGTGACCGTCGTTGTCCGCGACGGCGGCGACGACCCGTTCGCCGCGACGGAACTCTCAACCACGGTGACCGGATACGTGCTCAAGGCCGACAACTCCGGGGTGCGCTTCGGCGCCCTGCTCGGTCAGCCGTACGGCGATCAGGTCGCGCAGTTCGCCGCCCGCCTGTCGAACCTCGAACGCGCCGGCTCGGCCACGGCCCTTTCCGCGCTGTCCGACGTCGGCGTCAGCGCGAGCCCGGCGAATAACGCCGTCCTGGAGTACAACAGCGCGACGGGTCAGTGGGTCGACACAACGACGCTGAAGCTTGGCTCACCCAACACCAGCGCGGTTATCAACGCGAGCCGCGCCTCGGCCACCGACGACGTGTTCGCCGGTCAGGTGAACGGCGACGGGAACGGCCGGTTCTACATCGACGCCACCGGCAAGCACCGATGGAGCGACGGAACCGCGTCCACCGACACGTTCCTCTATCGCTCCGGCGCGGGCGCGCTCACCACGGACGGAAACCTTACGGTCTCCGGCTCGCTGCTGGGCGCGGGCGCCCCGTTCAAGCGCGACACCTACACGGCAAACGGCACGTGGACTAAGCCCGCCGGGGCGAAGTGGGTCCGCATCGTGGCCGTGGGCGGCGGCGGGGGCGGCGGCGGCGCGGGTGCCGCAGCGGCCGGCAACTCGACGCACGCAGGTGGAGGCCAGGCAGGAAGTTATTCCGAGTCCTACCTCGCCGCAAGCGGCCTCGGCTCATCGGTAACCATCAGCATCGGCGGCGGCGGCGCGGGGGCGACGACGACCGCAAACGGTACCGCAGGCGGTACGACGACCGTGGGAAGCACGATCGTCACGGCGCCCGGCGGCGGGGGCGGTCAGGCGTCGAGCACGACCGCAGCCATCTACGGCGTTCAGGGCGGTACCGGCGCCGCTGCTGGCACCGGCCAGATCGCCACCGCAGGCGCCCCGGGCGGTTACGGCTTTGGCGGTCCTGCCTTCGGTATCGGCGGGACCGGTGCGAGTTCGCTTTACGGCTCCGGCGGCGTCGGCGGCGCGACCTCGACCGCGAACCAGGTTGCAGGCGGTAGCGCGGCCTCGGGCCGTGGCGCGGGTGGCGGGGGCGGCGCGTGCTCGGCGACGACCGCGTCAGCCGCCAGCGGCGGAAACGGCTCCGGCGGAATCGTGATCATCGACACCTATTTCTAAGGACCCTGCGAATGGCCATCTCCTACTACCCCTTCGAGAACGCCGACACGACCGAGACGCAGTACAGCGCCCTGACGCGCGAGTTCCAGGAATCGGGCGTGTGCGACTCGGCCAGCGGGAACGGCCTCAAGGTCAGCGTGGGCGCGGGCTCGTCGGTGAACGTCCTCGCCGGCTCCGCGATCCTGCGCGGGTTCCAAGTCGTCAGCGACGCGACCGTGAACCTCGCCGTGACCGGCCCGGCCGCCTCGACGCGGATTGACCTCGTCGTGGCGCGGCTGAACCCGACCGCCAACACCATCGGGTTCTACGTCGTCGCCGGCACGCCGGGTTCCGGTGTCGCCCCCACGCCCGCCAGCTCGCTTACCGACATCTTCGAGATCGCCCTCGCGACCGTGACCGTCGCTACCTCCGGCACGCTCACGGTTGCGGACGTCCGCTCGTTCGTCGGTATGCGCGTCCGGCCGCACAACAGCGTCACGCGGCTCGCTGCGAACGCCGTCCGCGTCGGACAGCTCGCCTTCAACACGGACACCCTGACGTACGAGTACAGCGACGGCACGAACTGGATTGCTCTCACGCCGTCGCTGGTGAACCAGGCGACGAAGTGGGGGCCGGGCTCCGGTTACTCGCTGCTCGTCCAGACGAGCACGCCGCCCGTGACCGCAAACACCATATGGATCAAGCCCACCGCGTAAGGGACCTCGCCCATGACGACGTATTACGGTGAGACGGTCGACAATGGCCGTGTCTACATCACGGTCAACGTGGCGAGTCAGAACCAGTCGACGAACACCAGCGTCATTCAGTGGTACTTCGGTTGGGACTACCTCGGTTCGCCCTCGGACCGCGAGCTTGACGCCGGCCTGGCCACGATCGACGGGACGGCCCGCTACAACGTCCCCGGCCGGGTCCGCGACTACCCGACAGGCCACACCGGAACCGGGCTGTACCAGGTCGCCTCGGGAAGCTACACGGTCGGCCACGACGCGAGCGGCTATCACACAACGAGCGTCAGCGGTCACCTGACCGGGTACCCGAGCGCGGTCTCTGCCCTCGACACGCAATACCTGGCGCTCCCGCGCATCCCGAAGGCGCCCTCGGCGCCCGGCGCCCCGTCGCTCGGCCTGTCGGCGTCGTCCGGCCCGTCGTCGAAGACGATAAACGCCTCATGGTCGGGGCCGGCCGACAATGGCGGGTCGGGCGTGACCGGGTACAACGTCCAGGTAGCGACCGACTCCGGGTTCGGAACCGTCATCGGCAACTACGTGACGACCGGTCCCTCAGCGACCGTCAGCGTCCCGAACTACGCCACGACCTACTACGTCCGCGCGCAGGCCGTCAACGCCATCGGAGCGGGCGCGTGGGGCGGCGGGACCGGCATCACGACCGGCGCCGACGTACCGAGCGCGCCCACCATCGGCGCCGCCTCGGCGATCGGCCCGCTCGGCGCGACCGTCGCATGGTCGGCCCCGTCCACGAACAACGGCTCGGCCGTGACGGGCTACACCGTCCAAGTCGCCACCGACAGCGCGTTCGCGAGCGTGATCCAGACACACGCCGGGCTGTCCGCCTCGCCGTACGCCATCACCGGACTGGACCCCTCGACGACGTACTACGCCCGCGTGTCGGCACAGAACGCCATCGGGTCGAGCGCCTACTCGGGTTCGGTCTCGTTCCAGACCCTTCCGTCCGTCCGCGTCCGCAACACGGCCGGTACGGCGTGGGTTGACGCCATCGTCTACACCGTGTCGGGCGGTCAGTGGGTGCCCGCGCAGGTCAAGACCCCTTCGACAGACGGGACAGCGTGGGTCTAGCCCCATGGATTACTCGACCATTCTCGCCGCCACCATCGCCGCCGCCCCGGCCGCCGCCACGCTCGGCCTGACCGCCCGCCAGCGGCGCCACACCGCCGCGACGCTGGCGCAGGTGCAGAACTCGCACACGACCAATCTCCGCGACGACCTCGACGCCGTCCTCGACAAACTCGACGGTCTCGCGGGCGCAACCGAAACGCTGCTCAAGGGGCAGGCCCGGCACGACGCCGAGATCTCCGGGCTCCGCGCTGACATGCGCGTCGAGCGTCAGGAACGCCTCGCTCTCGCCGACCGACTGAAGGAGACACCATGAGTGACGTAGGGCTCGACTATGCATGGTCGCACCCTGACCTGACCTCCGCGTGGAACGCGGGCTATCGGTTCATGTCCCGCTACCTGTCGTGGCTGCCGAACGGCAAGGTCATCACGGTCGCGGAGTATCAGCAGCTCCTCGCGAAGGGCTTCGAGGTCTCGCTGAACTGGGAATACGCCGCCAAGGACCAACTGGGCGGCGCCGCCTCGGGCAAGCTTCACGCGGCCGAGGCCGTCAAGCAGGCTCGCGCCCTGGGCTACCCGGCCGGGAAGACGATCTATTTCTCGGCCGACTTCGACGCGACCGAGGCGCAGCAGGCCCAGATCAACGCCTACATGACCGCCGCGAAGGCGATCGTCCACGCGGCCGGCTACCGCATCGGCATCTACGGTGGCTTCTACGTCGTCAAGCGCGCGTTCGACGCGGGCGTCACCGACGACGGTTGGCAGACCTACGCATGGTCCGGCGGTCAGTGGGACCCCCGCGCCCACATCCGCCAGGACCACAACGGCATCACGTGCGGCGGCGCGTCGTGCGACCACAACACCCGCGTTGGCACGACCTACCTCGCGGGCGGGCACACGTCGGCCCCGGCCCCGCCGCCGAAGCCCACGCCGGCCCCGCCGACGACCGCGACGACCTACACGGTCCGGAGTGGTGACTCGCTGTCGAGCATCGCGGCACGCTTCGGTATCGCTGACTGGCACACGCTCTACAACGCGAACGTCAAGGTCATCGGCTCGAACCCGAACCTGATCCGCGCCGGTTGGGTCCTGACGATCCCCGGGCGGACCGTGACGGTTCCCGCCGCGAAGCCCGCCGTCGTCGCGGCCCCGGCCCCCGCGCCGGTCGCCCGCGCCGTCCTCGCTGACCTGACCGCCGCCGCTCCCGTCGTTGCGCCCAACGTTGCGCGCACTGAGGTCCCGGCCCCGCAGGCTGCCGAGAGCCCGGCTCAGGCGCCCGCTCCGGCCCCCGCGGCGCCCGCCGAGGCACCCACCCCGGCCCCGGCGCCCGAGGCCGCCAGCGTGGCTCAGGACGCCGTTCCGTCCTGGGTTGCGGACCTCCGGACCGCCGAGAGCCGCGCGCTCGCGGCCGTCCGTCACCTGCCCACCGTCGAGGTTCCCGTCGTCGCCGACGCCCTCGCGCCCGCACCGGAAGGAACCCCCCGCGCCATGTTCACCCGCGCTTACTGGCAGTACATCGCTGAGCGCAGTATCAAGACCTTCGTTCAGACCATGGTCGGCATGCTCGGCGTCGGTCAGACAAACCTGATCGCCGTCAACTGGTCGAACATGGCGGCCGTCGCTGGTAGCGCTGCGTTCGTCTCGGTCCTGACCTCGCTCAGCAGCCTGACCGGTTCCACAGTCGTCGAGCCGGCCGAGGCGCCCACCGCGCCCGCCGAGTAGCGCCCAACGCCACGCCCCGCCCTTCCGCCGCACTTCGGCCCTGGGCGGGGCGTTTCGTTTTGCCATCGCAGAAAGCTGCGCCCTACGATGGGCGCATGCCGACTAAGCGTCAGACTGAAGCCGAGATCACGCGAGTACTTCGCGCCCTCCGGTCCCTCCCGGAGGACGCCGACCGCGACCGGCGCACCGCGCTGCTCCGCGACCTCGCAGAGGCCACCGTGGAATTCCGCGAGCACTTTCTGACCACCACTGGAGAGCCCGACTGGGCCGGCCGCACGGGCATCTACCGCGCGGAGGTCAATGAGCTGTATGCCGGTACAGGGTTCAAACCGCTCGAAGCGAAGGCCATTCAGAAGCTTGCGCGATACCACGTTGCGAACATCCTGCGCGAGCGGCTGTCCACGGAAGACATTGAGGCGATCGGCCTGCGCGCTGAGTCTCCGCGCGAGCGTCAGCAAGAGTTTCGCGATCGCACGGCCGCCATTGTGGCCACTGCCTCCGCCGCCGCTGCTGGCGCGGGCATCCCGGAGACGCCCGAGGAACGCATCGCCTACCTCCGGGGTGTCCTGGCGACCCTGAACCAGGTACGGCCCATCAGCCCGGCCGATAGAGCCGATCCGCAGTACGTCGTGCACTTCCGCACAGCGAAGAGACTCATTGAGGAGATCGTCACTCGCTCGCGCCACATCATCCGCACGTGGCCAGCACCCGAGGGAGAAGACCACATCATCCCGTGAGGGTCGCATAGGGCCGCAGGGCCGCACGCGCAGGGCCGCAGGGTCGCAAGCCAACACGGTTTGCGACCCTCACTCTTTGGGGCAATCTGGGCGTCTGACCCTGCGCGACGTCCTGGTTCGGGTGACGATGCCCTTTTTGGAGGGTCGCAAGGGCCGCAAGGGTCGCAAGGGTCGCGCCGCCGCCCGCTCCGATCCTCCGCACGCCGCCGCTTCCTCCCTCCCTTGCAATTCGGACATTCCTACTCTCTCTTCTCTTTTTATATAAGTACTTACCTGCGCCTCCTCGCTGCGCCCGCTTTTTGCGACCCTTGCGACCCTGTCGCGGCCCGGTTTCCCCCCGCTCGACATGTACCCCGTACAACCGTCCGCCCCCTTGTACGGGAAGGCATCTCCACCTGTGACAACTCCCAAGGTCCGCACGCTCACCCGGGGTAACTCGCGCTACTACGTCCACCCCGACACCGGCGCCAAGATTCCCGGTGTCACCTCGGTTCTCGGCATGCTCCCGAAGCCGTTCCTACAGCACTGGACCGGCAAGGTCGTGGCCGAGTACGCGATCGAACACCTCGGCGACATGGTCAACGTCGTTCTGCGCGGCGACAAGCAAGGCGCGATCGACTACCTCAAGGGCGCCCCCCGCCGTACGACCGCGCAGGCCGCCGAGATCGGGACGCTCGCGCATGAGGCGTTCGAACAGCTCGCCCTCGGCAACGACCCGAAGGTGTCGCCCGACGTCCTGCCCTTCGCGCAACTGTTCGCCCGCATGCTCAAGGACACCGGGCTTCGGATCGAGCGCCAGGAACAGACCGTCTACAGCGAACAGCACGACTACGCCGGTAGCTTCGACGGCTGGGGCTACATCGACGACAAGCCCGTGTTCATCGACAACAAGACGACCAGAAGCGGCATTCATGCCGAGGTCGCCCTACAGCTCGCCGCGTACCGCTACTCGGACGTCATCCTCGGCGCGGACGGCGCGACCGAACCCACGCCGCTCGCTGAGGGCGGGATCGTGATCCACGTCCGGCCCGAACGGATTCAGATCGTCGAGGTCGACTGTGACGAAGACGTGTTCCGGTTCTTCCTGCACCTGCGCGAGATCTTCCGGTGGGTCGACGGGAAGGAACGCGAGGTCATCGCCCCGTCGCCGGCCTACGCGCTCGACTACGACACCCTCGCCGCTGAGCTGAAGCCCGCGCCCCGCCGGGGCCGCCGCACCGTCTCGGCGTAGCGCCCCACTGAACGGCCCGTCTGGCATCCCGCCGGGCGGGCCGTTCGGCATTTCCCCCCGCTTCGCACGTACCTCGTAC